TTGTGGAGCCTTGCCAGTGAACCCGACTTTCACAAGCTGGATTTTGTCGCGGTCAATCGAATGCTCAAAACTTGTTGCAAATACTGGAAGCGTGATTGTGGTCCCGCCGATGGTGATCGAAAACGCGAACTCGATATTGGCAATGGTGTCGCTGAGAACCCGCGCCTGTACCGCCGGGAAAGCTGATGTTGGGATCGCAAGCGTCACATTGCCACTAATCACGCGGCCCGTTGGGTTCGGTTGCTCGTAAATGTCGCCAACGCCTGAACCTTCGTCATGAGTGAAAGCAATCTGCATATCGCCGCCGCGCAAATCTGCGAGATAGTCCACCGAGTTCATTGTGAATGCGCTCACATCAATGTTGGTCACGCGCAAATTGGTGCCGCTCATCGTCGTCACCGAGAGTGTTGCGCCACGCTTTAGGAATGTTGGAGCGCTGTCGAGCGTCTTGATGCTCGCACCGTCCGCGTTATCGTTGCGGATTGCGATTTTCGCATTCGGCGTCGAACTAAGCAGGTTGAACGTCGCACCGCCAACTACTTGGAACACGCTCAAGTCGCCAAAATAAACTCGTAAAGCCATACTAACCTTATAAACGCCTTGTCACGCGCGGGCTTTTAGCTTGGCCCTCAGCACGTCCACGTAAGCCGCACTGCGAGCGCGGTGACGCGCACGAAGCCGACCAGTCTTGCCAAGCAAACCACGCCCGACCATCTTCGATGTTCCCTCTGGTTTGAGCACGTACTGACGCCCATCACGCACATTCGAGAACAAATCATAGGCCAGCTTTGGGCCGTGTGGCCCGCTGAGCGTGATCGCCGCGTGGAGCTTCCCGGTCTGCTTATTGATCGGTAGCGGCGCGAGTACGCCTTTGCGTGTGAGAACCGAGTTGAACTTGGCCCTGTTGCGCACTCCACGGCCTCCAGTGCCTGGATCGCCGCTGGTGAGACGCCCAAACGGGTGGCCCATCGCGCGAAGAGTCTTTGAGGACACCGTACCACTCGTGAGTTCAACGAAGTCCTCTTTTCCGTCGGTCGCCATCATCTTGTGGACCGCGTGAATGTCGCCCATGATGTCTTTGAACCGCTCACGCTGAGCAATGCGCAACTGCGTTAGCGTGGTGTGTTGCTTCACCGGTCAAGCTCCAACATGCAGGTGAACGTCAGTGATGCCACGTAGGAATCGCCAAGCGAGTCATCATCATCTGATACGTCCATCGATGGGACCATCGGCATGTAAGCCACGTCACCCGGGTTTGTGAGCGCCAGCAGTTGCGAGCGCAACGTACTCACGCGATCAACGCGCGCGCGGCCTGAGTCTGATGTATCAGAGCCGACCCAGAACTTGCCACCGATCCGCCACGTCATCAGGTACGAGTCGGTGACGGGTGTGCCCTCATCACCTTCGCAACTTTCCAGCTTAATGAGCGCCGTATCAAATTGCTCACCCGGGTTCTGAACCTCGCTGTAAACGATATTCTCTTGCTGGTACCGGTCAACGAAGACCTGCCCAACGGTAGGCCACGCCGCCACGATAGCGGCGACAAGGTCTTCGACGATAGCTTGATACTCAGCGGTCATACGGCAATCAGAAAGTACACGGTGTGGGAAGTCGTAGGCTCTTGGTCGTGGTCAACTCTGGCATGGATGGCCCAGTCGGTTGAATCCACGTTCACCCAGTCGCCGGTTGTAGCAACGTGAGCGTTCAAATCGGTCAGCAACTTCGCGCTACGCTCGACGTAGTTGCCGAATACTTTTAGTTGCTCATCTGGCGTGAGCCGCCGCAAATGGCACTTGACGGCTGATCCTGACACCGAGCGCGTGATAGAATCCACCATGCGCCCAGCGCCCACCGTCACCGTCTTGACCGAGAACGTTGCGGAATGCGGCTTGTGAACGATCAAATTCGGTACCTCATCGCGAGCGTCCGCACGTCGGCGTAAGTCTTGTCAAACAGTGATGAACTATCGTTGCCGCCGCCACGGAATTGGATCTCCACAGACTCTTGCTTGATGCGTTGCACGTCGCCGGTCACGTTTCCGCTCTTTCGCTGCACGATGCCGCACGCAAGGTCAATGATCGCGTTCCAAACGACTGACGGGATCGCAAGCCACCCTAGTTTGCCAGTGACCGAGATAGAACCAGGGTCACCCACCATGACGGCATTGAACTGAAGGAACTTGTACGGGTCACCGCTGAGCACCCTTGGCATGAGAAACACGTCCTCGCCGATGGTCTGCGCCACGCTGTCAACTGTTACCGCGGTAATTTCACCGAACGGCGCGGGAAGGTGGATCAGTTCGGACTCGCACGGGTCAACGGTGTACGTTGCCGAAGACCCCGCGAGAAACGGCGAATAGCCAACTAGCTCGTGCCAAAGCGCCACCGCCTCGTCAATCGCGTTCTGCGCGGTGAATCCGGTCGGTAGCGTCAGGCCATAGACGCCGAGCCGCGTGGTGACCTCTGTGGAGTTGGGCCACGCACTGGGCATTACTTACCTCGGCCTTTCTTTGGCTCTGCTTCTTCAACGACTTCGGTAGCTTCGTGCGTCACGTCTTCGCTCGGAGTTGCAAAGACGTCAACCGCTTTAAGCTCTTGGCCCGATTCGAGCACTGGAGCGCCCACGATGATCTTGCCATCTTCGCCAACTGCGCACCCGTATTCTGCAAGCGTGTCAACGTCGATCTCGTTGCCCTCATTGACGAGCACGTAAGCCTGACGGATATCGTGGGTGTCGAGCGCGATGGTCCGCGTTTCGTCGAGGTTGATGGTTCGGTCAGCAATGATTTTCATTCCCATAACCTATAAACGCGGTAACAAAAAAGCCCCGCCGGTGAAAGCGGGGCAGGTGGACCATGCTAGGTAGATTAAAGGCCAGTGAGCTTACATGCGGCAGAGTCTCGGAGGCTGAGCAACCCAGCGCGGCAGTAAGCGCGTACCGTGTTGATACCCTTGACGAAATCGTCATTTTGCCAGCCGATGCCGACTTCAACGTCTCGGCGCATGGCGAGCTTGAAGTAGCTCGTATCCACGATGATCGCCGTTCCAGCCGAAGTAGCTTCAGAGCGAACCACATTGAGGCCCCATGCTCGAAGGCTTGGAGACTCGCTTGGATTCATCAGAAGGTACTGACCGCTGGTCACGTCTTTGAGCTTAGCCAGCTTCCACATGTCGGTGACGTGCATCACGCAAACGTTTGGAGAGCTGTAAGCGTTGAGCTGCACCTTTGCCATCGCAGAACCGATACCATCAAGGATCGACTCGGAGCCAACCGCCTGGGTTTGGATGCCTGAGCGGTTCACAATACCGGTCAGGTTTTGGCCTGAACCGCTACCCGCGATGACCTGCAAGTCCAGTCGCTGGCGAACCATCAACAGGAGGTCGTTGTTGATGAGGCTGGCGACCATTGGCTCATCTTCCAATTGCTCTTCAGTGACAGGCACAAAGGTACCAATCTTGCGGATAACGTCAGTTGCCGCCGTCCAAACGAGCGAGGATTCAGCCAGAGCGGAACCTTCTGCCGTTTCAACGGTTGCGTTGGTTCGCGTGGACTGCGTCATGTACGCCAGCGAGTTTTGCGTCGTCTGCAAAATATTCATGAAGTCGATGAATTGCGGAGGCCGGGAAACAGCCGGAACAACATCACCGGTTCGAAGCACCAGCGGGGGAAAGCCCGAGCTAGTGGTAATCGTTGCCTTCACGTCGCGGTCGAAGTCGCGCATGATGGTGAAGTCACCAACATTTGATCGTTCGGTACGATCCTTCGCGTCTCGGAAGCGTGGATTACCCAGAATCGCGTCAGAGAGCAGCGTAGGCCGGTCTTCTTGGCCTTGCACGTTCACGACGCGCTTGAGTTCTGGGTCTTGGCTGTTGATGAACGACTCTGACTTCACAAGTACGTCGCGCTGGTCGGTGAGCTGAGTCAGCTCTTCGTTGCGGCGCTTGAACTCCAGAATGTCGTCAGGCGTACACTTAGGCCCTTGCAGACCTGTCTCTTGGTCGGTGCCCTTGGGCAGTTTGTCGTAAAAAGATTTCAGTTCGCCGCGAAGCTGGCTGATTTGTGCATTGAGTTCGAATACAGTCATGTTTAACTCCATCTGTGGTAAATGGCGAGCACTTCATCAACCTCGTCCTGCGATGCGAATACTGGTTCCTGTGGCTCTGGTTCAGGGCTTTGGAGCAGTGCTTCGATCAGTGACTTGGCCTGTGTAAGTGCCGCGAGTTTCGTTTCTGTGAGGCCCTGCTTGCGTTCTCCCGCGAACTGTTGCAACCTGCTCACCCAGTCAGTCAGAGCAGCCAGCACCCCTTCCTCCTGCTCGGCGTACGGCAAGCCGCCGCCTTTCACCGCCGCCGCAAGTGCAAGCTCCATAGCTGGCACGGCAACAACGGAAATCTCTCGGATATCGATATCCTTCAGAATGCGAATCTGTTTGCCATTGACACTCGTGTACTCCGCGTCCTTCGTGAAGAAGCCGATGGACAGGCCGACATCCTTGCCAGCCGCCATCCGTTCCATGACCACGGTCCGCACTTTCTGTGCTTCCGGCGTCGAGTGGAATTGCGCCTTGAAGAAAAGACCGTGCTCATCTTCTCGCGCGTCGAGGATGTAGCCAATCGGCGCGGAGTCCCAATCGTGACCTTCTGCGAGGAATCCCTTGCGCACAAAGCCGGACAGGTCGCCATAAGCGCCGTCAGCAATCCGGTCACCGTATGAGTCGATAGCGTGCTTGACAGAGCCATAGCCCTCGATGGTGCCCGTAGCATCATCAAAGGCTTTGATCTCTAGCCGCAATAACTTGCGTTCGCGTTCCATTGATTCATAAACGCCTGCATGCGCTATGAGCCAAGTGGCTGTGGAGAAGTCAATCCATCAGAATGCCGCCGAAGGTGACATTTGCAGTTGCCAAGGCACGGCGTGTCGCACATTCCCGGCGTCGTGTAAAGCGTGTCGTGGGTGTATGGCCCACCAGCCGCGAGGATCGGACAATCGGCGCAATGGTCCTCGACGCCGCCCACAACCCAGTCAAAGACTTCAGTACTGGATGACCCATCAACGAAGCCGTAGCCAGCGGTTCCGCGCATCTTGCCAAGGTAAAGCCTCATCCGGTAGTAAAGCGCGTCGGCTTTGAAGTCGCCGTAGTCATCGGTGAAGTTGCCATCACTGATATCGTTGTAGAACCCCTGCATGAACGGAGACTCGTTATCCGCAATCGTGCGACCGCGAAGCCTAGCAAGTGCTTCCTGCACCGTGCCCTCAGCAGTGAGTTGACCGCGCCGGTGCGCTTCAATGTGGCCCTCACGTACCCAGCGGTCGAACTCGTGGAGCCAGACTGACTTGTCAAGTCCGCTCTCCATGCGATCAGCAAGCGCTCGAAGGAATTTGTCTTGCTCAATCGCCCACACGCTGAACGGGTCAGGGTCGTTTGGCAGGATCAGCGGTGATGCCGCTAGTTTGATATGCGCATCCAGCGCCGCCGAGCGTTGAAAGTCAAGACACATCGCGCAGACCACGCTCCACGCTTTCACGAAGTGACTTGCTCACCACAGGACCAGCAAAGCCGCCCGGTTCGAGCATCCATGCGTAAATTTGGTCGTCGCCTTTGGCTGGCGTCAGACCGAGCATCAGACGAGCCTCTGCGCGGTTGATGATGTTCGTTTTGAACATGTCATTGACGCGAGTAGCCAACTCGTTCATGTCATCCTGCAATGCGCGAACGTCCGAGAGGTCGTGCATGTACTCGACGCCTTTGATCTTGAACTCTGAAAGCAGTTGATCGTTCAGCGTGGACTCAATGATCCGCCACATGGGTACCAAGAAGTCTTCTGTCGCCGCCTGACGCGCCTCTGCGTAGTTTGAGAACGTCGCGCGGTCGAGGCCAGCGCCTAAGCCAATCACCACAGCAGGGATGCCGATATTGGCAGACAGGCGCTCTTCAGATAGCCGCGCCATGATCTGCACGTCCATGTCTTTTGGCGAGATAGAAAGCCTGTCGATCTTTGCCGGTGCGGTAAGCCCCATGATGTGGCCCGCGCGTTCCCCTGAGGCTTGGCGCTTGAAGTCCGCGAGCACGGTTTCCATGTCGGCCCGGGTCCAAGACGCATCGGTGCCAGACGGCGAGAGCAGCGCTGAAGGCCACGGCGAACGAAGTAGCGCGTGAGTGTAAATGGCGATCTGGTTATCGCTGAGCACTTGGCGCATACAGTTCTTGAGCGGGCTAGAACCGAGAAACGGGTTATCAAAATCTGGAAGCCAACGGAAATGGATGATGTCCTCTGGCGGGTACTTGGCAACACGTCCGAACCGAGTGATAGAGTAGCCTTCGATTGCGCTACCGTCAGCCGTCGCCCGGAACTGAACGCCAGTGTGAGATACCCAGTCAAGGCCAATCACGTCGCCATTAGCGCCACGTAGTTTCAGCAGGTAAGCGTTGCCGTCAAGCAGCAGCGACGCCACCAGACCCATGCGAAGCGATGACCCGGTCGTGACGAAGTTCACGTCAAGCCCCTGGATGGGGTTTCTGATGAGATTAGTAAGCGGGTGATCTGGCGCGGGTACCATCTCGCCCTTGTGACTGACGGCGGCAAGTAGGGGCGGCTCAATGATGTTGGTGCAAGCCCACCGCACCGCCGCCATGACGATGGTGTTAGCTTCCGCGTCCCGTGAGTTGTATGCGATCTTTGATGCCCCGCCAAGAAAGCGCCCAGAAAGTTCGGCTCCACCTGATGCAGGGTAAAAACCGAACGACTTAAAAATACGAGTCATCCATTTCATCGCTTGATTCAAAAACGCCTGCAGGCGCAATTAGCTCCGGCTTCAGTGCCTTTCCGGCCCGTTGGTCCCACGCAGCGAGTGCCAAAGCGATCACGCAATCGTCGTGTTCACCATCAGGCGCATTGTAGCGCATGTGTAATCCGGCGGTCTGCTCAAACTCGTAGCACATGAGTTCGTGGACAAGTTGGCGCTCATCCGTGATAGAGATACGCTCAGTCTCGATGCACATCGCAAGGTTCTCAATCAGCGCTTCCTTGCTTGCTGAGGTCAGGTGGATGCCGTGGATACGGTGATTTGGTAGGGCAACGCGCAACTGGTCGTAAATTGGGTCACCGACCCCGGTAGCGTCAACCCTGACCACCGAGTTGGGGTACGTCGAAACGAACTCCACGATCTTCTGGATTTGCGCAGGCCAACTGATGCGGTGGAACCGTTGCATCTCAACCATGCGGCCCGCCGCGTCCAGCACGAGCATCACGGTCCAGTCGGTAGTCTTGGCTAGGTCGATGCCGATGGAGCATGGTGACATTGGCACGAGCGGCGGCGCGGCAATGACATCCTGCACCCCTCGGAAGACTTGGCCCTCGTTTTCCAGGAACCCAGCGAGATATTCCTGTTGCCAGACGCGCTCAGATCGGCGAGATTGCTCATCCGTGAGCCATGCCCGCGATAGGTACGGGTTCGCCGAGCTTGGGAACCTGTAAGACCGGTACCGGCTCTCATTTGATTGCCCTTCGTGCCAGAGCCTGTAGAACCAATTGCGCCCCCGTGGTGTGCTAATCGCCACAAACTGACCGTCATAGTCGGCAAGCATCGGTCTGACGGCCTCCATGATGATATCCTCGGATATGTAGGCGGCTTCATCGACAACGACGCGGTGAGCACGATTAGAACGCAGGTTCTTTCCTGTTGGCCCGGCTGTTCTGGCCTTGATGATGGACCCTTGCGCTACTGACTTCACCGGGAATAGCTGGATGCTGTGGTACGGGCTTTTGACCTCGTTCATGAATCGGTTGCTTCCCGGTAGCTTCCGAAGTAGGTGAGATACCTGGTTCATGATCGTGCGGCTCTGGTCATCGGTTGGGGCAACGCAAAACTGGATGACGCCAGGCTCAGCGATAGCGTAGAGAGCCATCTGCACGGCGGTTGACTCGGTTTTCCCCCATCGTCTTCCACATGCTGCAACTTTGTTCTTGGCGGTGTCTACAATCCAGTCATATTGGCCTTGTGAGTGGGGTTCCCACTGCCAGAATTCTTTAGCGAGCCTAAATGCGCGGTCCCAATTCATTCGCCACGCAGAAAATCGCAGAGCGATTCCAAAGTCTCGTCTGACGTTCGAATCTTGTCGGTGTACATGCCAAGGTGCTTCCCAAGCAATTCGAGCGAGCGGTTAGCGCCTTGTGAGTCGAACTGCCAAATGTGGTTACCCTCGTCATCCGTTGCTTGCACCATGCTTCGCTCAACTGGATCAAAGACCATCACGGGGCGGCGCTGCAGACAACGCTCAGCAACTTCCATCAGTGAATTGACCACATACTCAGCAGTGAGGCTAGTGGCCTGGGAACGTTTCTCGATTTTCTCAGCTATCGCGCGAGCAACCTTAGCATTCCCCAGCATTCTGCTTCCATTAACGTCAGCGCTAGAAGCCGAGTACCCGGCCCTGATTGCGGCTTGCGTCGCGTTCAGATCGACCAGGTACTCGTCGACGAATCTCGCCTGTCGTGGGGTCAGCTTAGCGGGTAACCCAGGCTCCAACGCTATCAACTCCGCAAGAGATCGTGCCAGTGGCAGTGCCGGACTGGAATGCGAGCGCAAGCGTCATCGCTTCAGCCGTTGGTAGCGTGGTCACACGAGTCGATGTGAGTTGAGTCCCGTCTTGCCATGCGGTAAGGTTGCCGACACCAGCCGAGTCAACAATTAGCCGCCAAGCAAGGTCAGTGGCTGACGTGGTCATCGTGCCAATGTTGACCGAAGCAACGGTAGCAGATGCCGCACGAACCACGATTGCGAGCGTTGTAGCTCCATCAGACTTCAAGAAGTAGATGCCGTCAGACGGAGCCGAAGCAATGAGCGATGTATCGGTGATTGCTACACCAGCAAGCAAGTCTGATTCGGTTGCATCGGACAGCGTGACGCGGGTTTGGAACCAGTAGGACTTGGAGTTGGCGATGCGAATCCATTCGCTGTCACCGGTCAGGTTGTAGCCTGAGTCATCGGTTGTTGCGGCTCCAGACAGAAGCAAAACGCCATTAGTGCCGGCAATCGCTGAATTGCTGTCGGTGACGGCGGCGGTACCTGAAGTGATCGCCGTGCCTACAAAATCGTTCAGCTCCTCATCGGTCGTGAAGTCGTAGTACTTCCCAACGTTCGAGGGCGAGTTCGGAAATGAATCAAGGGCGAGTTTAATCATCTTATTTCATAAACGCCGGGCCACCAAGTGCCTCCTGGAGCATTTCCACCTCTTCCGGTGTAAATTTCCTGCCACCCTCCAAAAAACTTCGTGCTAGGTCGCCGAGAGCCGGATCAATGTGCTCAAGCGCAAGTAGCGTCAGGTTCTGGTCTGCTGGCGCTGGTACCGTGGTGGCCTCGGCCTGATCGTCATCTTCCGGTAGCTCATCATCGCGCCCGACAAACTCATCATCAAGCGCGAGCGCGTTGAGCGGGTTGTTCTTTCTCGCCCGCTTGTGTTGCGCCACTGCCCACCGAGCCGAGCGAGCAAGCCAGCTGAGGGTCTGGCCTTCTGAGCACGGTCGGTAGTTGCGACGGTTGCGCTCCCACTTCTGAACGATGTCGGTGCGGCAATCTTCCGGGTAGTGGTCAAGCATCGGTTGCATACGGCGCACAATCTCGGAGAGCGCGCTTCGCCCAGGCACTTGCATCAGCTGCTGTAGCGGCATGGCGCCGAAGTTGACGCCATTGCTCCTGATGACGACGACGTTGACCCACACCCACCGGAACCGAACTGGTGAGCGTGGTTCTACGCCTAAGTCAAGCGCAAATTGGACGATCTTTCCAACGTGCGCTTTCGCCAACTAGAGAACCTCTGGCGGTGGTCCTGCTTTGCTCTGGTGCTCCCGTTTCAACGCTTCGAAAACCTCCCGCTTCCGTCTGTCTTCTTCATCCAGGCCACGCACACCGATAGTGAGTTTTGGTTTAACAGGGTCAATCGTTGGAACCTCAGCAAGTGGTGTGCAGGGTAGCGCTAGTTGTGAGCGATGGAACTCAACGAGTGCCTGTTGCTCATGTCGGGGCATGGTTCGCCACTTGTATTTGCGAACGCTGAGTACACGAACGGAACATGCTTTCGGGTCGTAGTCGAAAGCGATTTGCACGTCTTGCATGACATGCTCGAGCGCGGCTTTGATCTCCGCGTTTGTCGGGAACCAAGTGCATTCCTGCTCAAGGTTGTAAATCGCTCGGACGATGTCCTCACGGGTACATTGGAGCGTTGCTAGAATCCCGGTCAGCCACATGGCTTGAACCTTCATGTCAACCGAGTTTTGGCCTTTCGGCTTGCTACTGAGCATCCTGAGCATGTCAACCGCGAGCTTGCGTGTTTCTTCGTCCACGCTTCCGGTCACAAGTTCCTGCAGATCGTCGAGTAGTGTTTTCATGATCCAACTCCCAGTGAGCGGGCAACTTCTTCAAATTCCTGCTCCAGCGTCAGTTTTGGCGTTCTAGGGTTCAAGTCGTAGCCACGTTGGCGGCGAATCTTGCGCCAATCGGCTTCACGCATCCCGTACCACTTCCGCAAGGCTTTGATCGGGTCCGTGTACTCGGGTTGCCTCGACTTGCGAACATTCGAGCGCTCGGCGAATTGCTCAGCGACGGACAGGATCAAGTCATCATCTGGGGCGAACTCACTCACGAAGGCCAGCAAAGCAAGCACACTCGGCTCATCAGGCTCAAAGTTCGGGTAATGCTTGGCGCCACGGATCGCCAAGACCAGGTTCCGGGCAAGCAAATTATCGGAAAGTTCCCACCAAGGCGGCTCGCGGCCCCCAGGGGGGGATGCCCCCGAAGGGGGTAGGGGGTTTAATATTGGTTCTTGGTTATTGGTTATTGGTTTATGGTTAGCTTTCGACACCCTTTCGTTTTGGTTTTCAAAAATAACCTCTTTGGTTTCTGAAATAACCAAGGGGGTTTCTTCTGGGTTTTCTTCAGGCTCATCCTGCTTCGGTCTGCCTCCCAACTTCCCGTTCTCAGCCGCGCGGGTCTGCTTTGCCTTGAACGCCGCGAGTTCTGAATCGCACCGCGATTGTCGCCAAACACCATCAATGAGCGTCCAGCCAAGTTGAGCATCGGAGAGCACGGCGTCCACTGCCGCCTTGTCTTCGGGGGTGACCGCCGCAATGATTCGGTACCGGTGATCATCAGGAATGCCGCCCTGGCGGTTGTAATAGACCATCAGAAGGCGAATGAAGACACCATGCTCCAGTAGCGTCAGGTGAGACGCTGAAGCAAGGTAATCGCCAATGTGCAGCTGGAAATAGTTCATCTGTAATCGACCTTCTTTACTCCGATATCTAACAATTGCATGTTCGTCCTTGATCGAAGGTGCAGGATAAGTTCTGCCCTTCGCCCTACCTTTTCTCGGTCTACAAACTTCATAAAATCAAACCGGTTTGTTACCACGTATTGCGCTTTCAAACAGGGGTCCACCATACCGATCTCGCCGTCAGCGAACCCCTCGATTGTCTTCTGCTCTATAAGCTCGAATGCTAAGAAGTATTCGGCTTCGGTCATGCCGAGAATCATCCAATTTGCTCGACCACGATAATGACTTGGGGGACTTTCCCCTTCACGATTTCAGTTGATCCCCATTCGAGGAATTGGTACGAGTCGTCCTGGATCACACCAGCGTCGATTAGGCCATCGATGCAGGGCTTCAGCGCAATGATCGCGTTCTGCACGTCACGCGGGCTATAGAACGGCTTATTGCTTATCGCGGTGCATCCAACTACCCAGCTAACATGAACACGAGCGCGACCCATGCTTGGCACGTTGAACGCCTTGAACGCGGTAGCCGCCATCGTGCGCAACTCCTTGGTGAGCTTTGAGCGCTGGAACCCGTGGAGCCGGACATTTGCGCCAGCTTCACGGGGTAGCGGTGACAGGACGGCTCGATACTCAGGCATTTGAACGTCATTCCTCGGCGAACGGGTCCCACTCGTCCATGACTGGGCCAGTGGCCTTCTTTGGCGCGTCATCCTTTGGCATGTCAAGGCCCTGCACGTTGTCAGCAACGACCTCCACGACTTCGCGGCTCACGCCATCACTGCCCGTGTACTTGCGCGTCTGAAGCCGACCATCGACCGCAATGAGGCGGCCCTTGCCTAAGTAGCTCGAAACGTACTCGGCGGTCTTATCCCACGCGGTCACACTGAAGAAGTCAGCATCAGGTGAACGGTCTTGCGGCTTGAACTTCTTGGTCACGGCGATGCTGAATGACACCACCGCCTTGCCGTTTGTCGTGGTGCGTATTTCGGGGTCTTTGGTCATGCGCCCTATCAGGACTACTCTATTTATCATTGGTTACCTCCGGCTTTCAAAAGCCATCTGTCGATTTGTTTAATCTGTTCCATGTACATGTCGCGGGCGATATCGTTGCCGCGCATCATGGCGTCAGAGTGAAGTGGCCTGATCTGTGCGCGCAGTTCCTGGAGCTTGTGGCGGCCCAATTGGAGAGCCGCCTTCTCAGACTGTGGAAACTTAATCATTCACGTCCTTCACTTCGACATCTAGCAACTGGTGCTTTTCCTCCACGGCTTCATAAATGAGCCACCGGTAGAACGTCACAATTGCGAGCAATAGCGCACACGCGCCAACCAGGATCATCACTTGTTTTGCTCCGTGTTAGCTTTATTGAGAATTAGGTCGGCGGTCAGCGCAATGCGCCTTGCCGTCGCGCCGGGAGAACGCGGTACGGGCGGTGGGCCAAA